GTCTCATCAAAGTATTGCTTCCGTAGTTCATTTATAACTGCAGCTTTCTCTGAGTTAGTTTGAGCTGTTTTTGGTGTAACTATTCTTCCACCTTGTGCTGTTAGATCAATTTGTAATGTGTCGTTATTAGATAGCTGTTCATCTAACCATGTTCCATAACCAGAACCTGCTCTTTGTGCTAAGCCAGTAGCATATCCATATGCCTTTTGAGGAGACATAGCTTTGATTCTATCTACAACCTCTTGGCTATATCCTTTCTTTTGATAGTTAGCAGCTGTTTGATGAATAGATTTATCAGCAGCTTTGATTTGCTTTTCAGTGTTCTCAAAATCTATTACAGCATCTTTAGAGAACCCCTCTATATACGCAAGGTTTAAACCTTCAGCAAAGTCTTTTTTATCTTTCTTTTCTTTTTGTAAAACAGCAATATCTGTAGCCTTATTAGAGAAAGCACCTAAAGATTTCCATATAGAATTATCTTTTTCAGATTGAATACGTGATAATTCATTTTGATGTCTATACTCTTCACCTCTTTCAAGTTGCGAATATAGTTTGTCACTAGCCCTTTGTGCAGGATCAAGAGTATTAATAGGCTCAAATCCTTTGCTAGTTAAATGTGATTGATAAGCCATAGTTAATTATTTAAGAATGTTCCACCGCCAAAGGCTTGTTTAGTAGATATTGATGTTGTTGTATCAAATGCAGATTTACTAGTTGCAGCTGGTGTGAATGGATTTTGATAATTAATATTTGTATCCTGCGATTTTAAAGCATTCTCACTTTGACCAGGCACAGCACCTAGTGGTATAGCCGATGCACCAGTTAATAACGCACTAAAGAATGAAGGTACTTTATCCATAGCTGGTTTCTGATCAAATATAAGAGGTTTACCACCTTGCCAAGTTGCCAAATCGCTTTGATAAAGCTTGTTAAATGTTGTTTGATTCTTAGATTCTTGTTGATTTACACGACTTGCAAACTCAGCAGCAACTATTGTATTTTCCATACCTAGTTGTTGTGCTGGCTTATTAAGTAGCCTAGTAGCTGTAACTCCAAAACCTTGAGGCACTGCTGCTTCCATAGATTTAACCAATGAAGCTTGTTGCTTGAATCTAATTTTCTTTAATACTTCATTAGTTACTACCTGTTCAGAAGCTGCAGCATCATAAGCAGATCCTCTATTAGCTTCTAATTGTTTTTTTATGTTGGCTCTATCAGTTCTATTTTGAGCCGTTCTTAGCGTCATCTTATTGTTATAAGAACGCATCTTTTCTCGGTTTCTAGCCTTAGCAGCTGCGCGAGAACTCATCCCGCCCATGAAGCCACTAACTGCTGATATCGCTCCTAAAGCAGCTGGAGGTAGGCACATAGCAAAATTCTATAAAGGTTAAATTATTTGGTCCGTACTTAATCTCTCTAAGAAATTTAAAACCTAAGAATCTTAGTAGTTTTAAATGTACAGTGTTTCTTTTATCAACAATGTTCCAAAGTAATGGCTCATCTCTTGATTCAATGAAACGTTTTGCTTCTCTAGCAAATGTTATTGGGTAGTCGTGTATAGCTGATGTAGTTAACATCCATATGATACCACCATCTTGAATACCTACCAATCCAGCAGTCCTGCCGTTTGGCACTGTAAATGACTTACAGAAGCCTGTCAGTGACATGAAAGGTATCGACAACATAGGATCTAGCCCATGACCTTCTACGACTTCTCTGAGATCATCTGGACGTAAATTAGAGGCTACTTCTAATGCAGCCTCTGGTGTTACGTCATGGATATATTTAGACTTTTTTATAGTATCTTTGATTGTAATCTCCCTCCCAAAAGGATGAATATAATGTGCAAGGTGAAGGATGACTAGCTTCTAAAGATAATTTAAAATCTCCATTCCTTGCATAAACTGGAATAGTTGTTTTTGCACTATCTAAGAAAAGATAACGATTCTCTTCAAAACCATAATTTAAACTTGCTTCATGGTTTTGTATCCAATCATTACGTCTCTTTCTTTTGAGTCTTGTCTGGTGATAACCAGTTGGACCTAAGTTTAAATCTACTCTATGTATAATTGTAGATGCTCTTGTATCAGCTCTTACGGATTCACCGTCTGATTGCTTAAGATAGGGTACTGGCAACTCAACCTTCATATCATAGGTATAACCTGCATATACAGTAGATGTAGACCAATCTCCTTTAACTGTAAAATCACTACCTTCACTTAATATTGGATAATCAGCTTGTCCCTTCATTGGACCTGCTGTAGCAAAGATAGTAAACTTCTTATTACCTGCTACAACAAAATTCTCAGGTTGACTAAAGGTTGTTAGCTTAGTAGATGAACTATAAGTCTGTCCTGTTAGTGGTAATAAGTTATCCATATGAAGAGGATAATCAACTAATTGAGAATCTAACTTTGGTTGATTCTTTAGATCAATCTTTTGTAGTTGTATATCTTGGTTATCAACTCTAATAACTGCATAATAGATTCCATCAACAAGAGCATGGAAAATTGTATTACCATGCATCTTCCATCTAAACCAAGAAGCTAGTAGTCTCTTCTCTCCAGTATTAAACCATTTATAACCATAGATATCTTCATTAGTATCACTAGTAGCAAATAGAACTAGTCCATCTTCTTTTGACTCAGCTACTGAATTAATAGTAGTAGGTAGTAAAGAGGATACAAGTTTACTTTGTTCTATAACTTCTGTTTGTGATGGGTTTGAGATGTTTGTCATCTCCATAAACTTAGTATGACTTCCTACGTTATTAACAAAACCTATTGTCGTACCTAATGAAAATGGTTCAACTAGAGGATTATAATTAAATGTAGAGATACTTTGAATCTTAGCTGTTTCAGGTGATAAGACATCATTATCTGTAGTCAGTAAGAATTGCTTCTCTTTACTAAATAGAAGTAATCCTTTTTGTGTAGATATACTATGTACTAAAGTAGATGGTTTTGTATCTCCCACTGATAGATCTATGCTATCTGCAGGACTGATAGTCATTGCACTCTTAGCCCAGAAATTAAAATGATCTCCAGGTTGAGAAAGAATAATACTATCGTTAGCTAATAAGGCTAATCTATTCCTATAGAAGGCTAAGTTCTGTATTGGATGACCAGCTATATTGTCATAAATTTCCTCTTCATAAAAGTCTGATAATAAAGCATTACGTTTTGAATGACTTTCATTAAATATAAAACTTGGTTTAGGATTAGTAATTTCATCACCAACAATCTTACCTTGCCAATCAATTGGTGTTAATTCAAAACGAGTAGGTGTAGATCCCCTAGCATTTATCTTAACTAATTGATGAGGCATTGTATCAACCGCAAATTCTGTACGACTTAACGGCTTTACACATTCTTCCCAAACCCCTGGACCATCTTCAGGTGCAGAGTTTGATTTAAACTGTAGGTAATAATCATCTTTATCAGATGTACTATTCACCACCTTCACTACATAACCATGTCTACAATGGGTAGGGAGATCACCTACATTATTGACTTCATCAGTAAGTACATTAATTAATTTAGAATCTGATGCTGTTACAGTCCAATCTATTTCTTCTGGATATTCAGTATCTGCTACTCCATTTATTTTATCACTGGTATACATCCTAAAATAGATACCATTACCTATCCTTCTCGCAGTCCATGGCCAACCTTCACCTGTTCTTGGATTATTACTTGTATAGTCATAACCTGATTTCATATCTTTAGGATTCATTTTCCTATCGAATTCAGCCATGATGGATTCTAAAATCCCATCAGCAGTAACTACTTCATCAGCTGAACTAGAAGTAGGTGCAGGTCTTATTGCACCAAGACTCGCTTCATAACCTATCACTTCATGATCAGTTACTTCTATTCTATAGTTGGTACCTTCCATAACAACAAAGAATACGTCACCAGTCTTCCAACCTTCTCCACCATGTATAAGTTTAATATCTATATTATAGTCGCATTCATATTTATCATCTACTGCTTTAGGAGTACCAGTATTTTTTAATTCAAATCTTAGGTTAACTTTATCTTTTCTGTCTGTATAGTCACCATTATTATCCTTCTCAGAATACATCATAGGATGAGGATTATATTCCGCAGCATCAGAAAAGTCAGGTAGTTCTGTAGCTTTTATATTAAAAACTCCATCCACATCCACAGTTTTCTTTAGTGGTCCGTATTTTCTTCTATCTGACTCCTTCTCGTTTAAATAAGACTTACCTGTTGGGTTGATAGTAAATATCTCTCTAGCAGTATATCTACACGTACCATCTTTACTTGAATTAGGTGGGGTAGAGTTATGCATAAAAGCACCGCCAGTACCAGCATTATCAACCGCCGCCGTGGTTTCAGTTTGTGCCTCTTCATGTGGACCTATAGTCCTGTCTCCAGTAGGAGAATATGATGTTGCATTAGCTGCTGTACCATACCAGTGAACGGATAATTTCTTAGCTCTAGATATACTTTTCTTTGAATCACCTTTCTGATGAAAGTTAAGACCATACTGTTTGTTATATGCTATTTGCTTTAACTCTATATATGCTTCCTTTGGTCGTTTGTTGCTACGATAATATATCTGGTTACGTCCAGACATACTCCTAGATTGAAATTCCCAACCTCCTTTTAAATAGGTTGAATCCAACATGGAATCATCAACATTAGTATCAAGTGTATAATCACTCATCTCAGTACGTCTCTCTCTATTCGTTATAAATGTATAATCATTTATATTTAATACCTGAATAGAGTCCTCTCCAGTATGTTCTAAGTAAGGTTTATATAAAGCTGCAGTAGCAGTTGCTGTAGTACCAGATGAAGGTGCAGCTATCGTTACTGTCGGAATTAGATAGCCTTTACCTTTATTAGTTATATCAATACTAGTAACTTTTCCATCAACTACTGTTGCTGTTGCTGTTGCTTGTGTACCAGCATATTCCCAAGTTACAGCACCATCAGAGACACTTCCTGTTGTATGTGTAGGTGCAGTATTACCAGAAGTACCAGCATTAGTAGCAGTATATATTTTATCGGCATTAAATACCTGAGCATATTGACTGTAAGAAACTCCAGTCGCCCATTGCACACCTATTGTAATAGTAGGTGCAGATGTATATCCTGATCCAGCGTTCGTTATGTTGATTTGCTGGATAGATCTCTTCATATATGTTGGAGACAAATAACAAGATATCCAGTTATAACCACCTGGCTTATATGGATCTTGTTTTACATAAGTTGGACCTATCTCATCTTTTGTAGGATCTTCAGGGTCAAAATTTATAGTCTTCTTTTCTTGTAGAACTTCATACTCATTACCTTGTAAATCCCAAATCTGTATTACACCTGATTTATCAATACGTCCTATGAACTTCTCTTCTTGATCAATAATAAAGTACTTCCCTGAAGTTAATTGATCTCCATGTATATCTAAAGTTGAAAGAAACTCAGACCCAGGTCTCTTCTCTAATCCTTTAGTTATATTAGGTAGAACGTTTAAAGCATCATTAACTTGTCCTGGTATTTTTAATTCATCAGGTTGTTGTGAGATGCCTTGTATATAGTTTGGTATTGTCTGAGTTACTCCAGCCATTAGATTCTAGATAGTGCTTGATAAGGTTGATATGTTTTATATGAATTGTTATGACTCATACCTAAGTAGTTATGATCACCTTGATTACATTCATATTCCATACAAATTGACCTAGCTACTGCTTCTTGTTGAGCAAGAACTTGTGCTAAGTCTGGGTTAGTGATTAGTTGTGTTGCAGCTCTGGTACTTGCTTTAGCAATTATGTATCTTTTGAAAACTGCTGGTATTGAATGACCTACCTCAGCTTTATTAGAAAGGTCAAGATCAAAACCAAATTGCCATACTACATCTATCTCAACTGAGCTTGTAAAGACATCTGTATGTTCTACTTTATCGTAAAGCCTACCATTCTTAATGGTAACGTCTTTCGTTCTTAGTGATTGACCATCACTGATATCATAATGTAATGCGTTAGCAGGTATCTCTATAAAACCATTTGCATCTGGTACAACTGTTATATGCTCTTCTCTATTAAATGACCATCCCTCAGCTTGTACATCTAATGATGCCTCTTGTAGGATGTTATAGATAAGATTAACTTCTGGGTTTTCTAGATCAATACCTTGAATTGGGGCTTGACCAATAGTCCCCAAGATTGTATTTATTGCGGATAGTTCTGTATCGATATACGAATAATTAGGGATTGCCATAAGTTATGTGAATAAAAAAAGGGAGACCGAAGCCTCCCCATGTGAATAAAGAAATATTGTTTACTGATAACCAGCGTTGTTGGTTGCAGTCTGAACAGTACCAAACTGAGCTGGCTTTGTAGCAGTACCTGCGAAAAGTTCAACAGCAGCAGCTGGATTCAAGTAGTCTGCACCCATTGCAAGGCGACCAAGAATAACATCACCTTGATAAATCACGGAGACGTCACCTGATGTGACTTGAACTTGTGGTCCGATAGCTTCTACTACACCTGCAGCTTCACGTTGGAAGATAAGTCCACAAGAGTTAGCAAAGTTAGATGCTTGACCATATTCGTTATGGATACCCGCAACAGAGTTACGTCCATCTTCAATGCCTGGTGCAACGAAGTCACCTGTGTTACCAGGATCAGCTACGTTAGTATCTACAGTATCGTCATTACCTGATGAAGGTGTGTACTTTGTACCATACTTACTTAGGAATGGGATATTCATAGACTTGTAGATCTTGATACCAGCGATCTCTACAATTCCATTACCCTTCTGACGGGATGTACCTTGTGAGTCTCTGTTAACTAGACCATTGTCACCAACCTGTTGGATCAATTCATAATATTGGCGAGGGTTTAATACACCAACTCTGCCTTCAGAACTGACTCCTTTTTCGTCTAGTGCAGCAGCTGCATCATAGAATGCATTAACAAGTGCAGTTGCACTGTAAGCATCATTAGCATCAGCGTTTGTACCAACACGAATCTGTGTTCCACCTGGCTCTTCGAAGTTAGACTTCATGACAGGAGACTTAGCTCTTGCTCCACGAGTGATAGCTCTGAAGATTAGACGGTCATATTTTTCAGCTAGTGCATAACCAATCTTCTTAGAAATCTCTCCTCTTAATTCATAGTGAGTAAGAGTCTCGTCTAATTCGTAAACGAAAGCTGAACTGATTAGTAGGTCGTCGCATGTAATTGTCTTCTCTGCGACTGGTGGTGCTCCATCGGAGTTACCTAGTATGCTGTTTCCTGGTGTGTGGAATTCAGCAGTGGTGCGACCTGTGTAGATGAACTGTAAAGAGCGACCATTTTTAAGGGTACGCTTCATTACAAGATCCCTTGCTATAGCATTGTTCTGGAAGCCTTTAAACATCTCTCCAGAGAACAGCTTAAGTAGCAAAGCTCTTTGATCGGACGCACCATTGAGCGAGCCAGGACGCGTTAAGTCAGCTAACGGCTCGTTACTATTTTGATGTGCCATTTATATGTATTTTAAAATGTATTGAAGGTATAAATCATCATCGCTAGCAATTTTAATTCGAAGTTTTGTGGTCTATCCCACCGTCTAGACGGCTGATGAGTATCCTCGTAAGGGTCAAAAGCCAAATTACAGAGAGGTCCGACACTGAGGTATCTCTCTGCTATGGAAGTTCACATGAAGAACTTCTATATGTATGAAGAAGGCTAGAGCCATAAAGACTACTAGCCATAATTCATTAATCTTTTTCACTAGGTTTAGTTTCTGTTTCTTCTTGGTGCTCCTCTGGCTTATTGTGATGTGCGTCTGTTTGAAGACGGTACGATGTCACATGAGCTAGATTACCTTTTGATTGATGAGACATTAAAACTTATACTTAGCTCCAACTTTTAGGTTGTAAACATTGTCATTATCGCCATTAGTGATACCAGCGAACTCGCCATAAAGTGATGTCTTAGCAGTCCAGTTATATGTACCACCAACTTTTCCTGATAGTTCAGTTTCTGTACCATCAATACCATCTACTGCAGTAAGTGTTGGACCACCTTGAATATAGTAGTCAAACTTCTCTTTAGCTCCATCAAGTCCGATGTGTAAATCTACTGTTCTACCAACATACTCAGAACCATAGTAACCATTGTTGATTTCTGTGTTTAAGTATGTACCAGCGAATGCAGGTGCAGACGCTAGAGTGGTTGTTGCGAGAGCAAGTGCAATTGTTTTCATTTAATTAATCTTTGATTGTTTTAGTGTAAGTGACACCACGATACTTTAGTTTTACAGTCATTTGTTTGCCATTAACTATAATTTTTATTTTATTTTTTTTATTCATATAATATAAGGTTTTTGTGAGTAAAATATTAATTATTAATGGTCCCAATCTTAATCTATTAGGAGAAAGAGAACAATCTCAATATGGAAAAGAAGATTATAAATTTTTAGAAGATATTTGCTTAAAAAGATC